ATGACCCAGAACCCCACACCCCTTCGTCACGGCCCCGATGTCTGGACCGCCGTCCGCGCCGACTATCTCGCCGGCGTCTCCGCGCCGGTCCTCGCCGAGCGCTACACCGTCTCCGAACGCTCCGTCCGTCGCCGGGCGGCGGCCGAGGGCTGGCGGCGAGAGGACGCGGGGGCCGGGGCGCTCGACCCGTCGTGGAGCGCTCATCTCCGGGAGAAGGCCGATATCCTGGAGCAGAATCCCGAGCTCCATGAAGTCACGGCGGCGCGGGAGGCCGACGAGTTCTTCCTGCTGTTCAATCCCGAACCCATGCATCTGCGCCGCTTCGCTTTTTGTCGGGCGGCCGAGGCGGCGGCTGCGGATGCGCCGCAGCAGGCGGTGGTCTGGATGCGGCTGGCCCGGCTCGTCGATCATTGCGGTGACCGGATTTCCGAGGAGGCCCGGCATTTCAGCGATCTGGAGATGCTGCGCGCGGCCTATCTGCGCCGGCTGGACCGTAATGACGCGCGCGACCGGGCGGCCGGCTCCGGGGATGCGTTCTGAAGATTCTGGCACGGTTTGGCACGGTTTGGCGCCCCGTTTTCAGGTTTCCGGCCAAGCTTGCTGCGGCACCGCCAGACAGAAACCATCCCCAGCTCATCGCCTTAACCTTTGGATAAACACGCTAGATATAGCGTCTAGGACGAAAGTGATCGCAACATAGCCGCTTTTGGTCTTGGCGCCGTTTCGATCAGACCGCATGGTGAATCCCAGTCCACGGAATCGTTCGAGAGTCTCCTCCCCGATGAACGCCCACGCCATCATCAAACCGGGTACGCCCGGCCTGCTGACCCCCTCGGCCGCCTACAAGCCGTTCCGCTATCCGTGGGCGTTCGACATGTGGAAGAAGCAGCAGCAGGTCCACTGGATGCCCGAGGAAGTGCCCCTCGGCGAGGACATGAAGGACTGGGCCGTCAACCTGAACGACAAGGAGCGCAATCTGCTGACGCAGATCTTCCGCTTCTTCACCCAGTCGGACATCGAGGTCGCGGACAACTACATGGAAAAATACGGTCGGGTGTTCAAACCGACCGAGGTCAAGATGATGCTCTCCTCGTTCGCGAACATGGAGACCATTCACATCGCGGCCTACGCCCTGCTGCTCGAAACCATCGGCATGCCCGAGAGCGAGTTCGGCGCCTTCATGGAATATGAGGCCATGCGGGACAAGCACGACTACATGGGCCGTTTCGGGGTGGACACCGACGCGGACATCGCCCGCACCCTGGCCATGTTCGGCGGCTTCACCGAGGGACTTCAGCTGTTCGCGTCCTTCGCGATGCTGATGAACTTCCCGCGCCAGAACAAGATGAAGGGCATGGGCCAGATCGTGTCCTGGTCGGTGCGCGACGAAAGCCTGCACTGCGACGGCATCATCAAGCTCTACCACGCCTTCAACAAGGAAACGGGCTGCGTCACCCCGGCCGTCGCCGACGACATCGTCCAGTGCTGCGAGACCGTGGTCGGTCTGGAAGACAAGTTCATCGACCTGGCCTTCGAGGCCGGCGACGTGAACGGCATGACGCCGGACGACATCAAGCAGTACATCCGCTTCATCGCCGACTGGCGCCTGCGTCAGCTGAAGCTGCCCGAGCTCTACGGCATCAAGGAAAACCCCCTGCCCTGGCTGCAGTCCCTGCTGTCGGGCGTCGAGCACGCCAACTTCTTCGAAGCCCGCGCCACCGAATACTCCAAGGCCGCCACGCAAGGCTCCTGGCACGGCGCCGACGGCGTCTGGGGCGAGTTCGACAAGATGATGGCCCGCCGCGACATGAGCCACGTCCCCGGGTAGTTCGCTCTCCCTCTCCCACAGGGAGAGGGCTTGAGCCTCCGGGAGCGCAGCGATCGGCAAGGCGAAAGGGTGAGGGGTTTCGCCGCCTACCGGTGAGGGCATAACCCCTCACCCTCCCGCCGCTCCGCGTCGGGCCCCTCCCTCTCTGTAGCGCGCCATTTGCTTTTAGAAATCGGGACACTTGGTTTTGTAGCAAAATGAGGGAGGCCTGAGGCCGACCTTAAGCCTCCCTAAGGCCGGTTAGTAGCCCCGCGCCACCCGAGCCTGATAGTCGGCCAGGGCGGCCGCCGCAGCCGTCCGGCCGGAGACGGTCAGGTCCTCGCCGAAGAGCCGCCACGTCTTGTGCTTGGCCTTATGGAACAGCTGGATCGGCGCGGTCGGGTTGTTCAGCGTCGCGATCTTGGCGTCCGTCGCCTGCGCGACCTGGGCGCCATCCTTGAAGGCCGTGAGGGTGCCCAGACCGCCGGTGGTCGACCACGCCAGTCCGACCGTCACCACTGTGCCCGGCGTCAGCACAATGGCGTTCCCGGAATCCTGCGACCCCGCTCCGCCAGAGGTCCAGCCGATGCACCCCCGCGCGTTCAGGCCCGCCGCGCCGGTGTCGAAGATGAACTGGGCGAGGTTGTTGTTCGTGTTCGTCTGGCCGAACAGGGACGTGTAGGCCCCCGTCGAGTAGCCCGCCGCTGGAATGCGGAAGGTGATCGAGCGGTAGAAGGCATGGGCATCGACCGCATGGTCATAGTTGTCGCCGAGGCCGAGGTAGCTGATGCCTCCGCCCACGCCGCCGTTGGCTTCGAGATCATAGCCAACGCTGCCCGCGCCGATCGAGGGGATGTCCCCAGCGGAGAGAACGAGCACGGCGTCCGGCGCGCCGTCGACGAGGTTCTTGAAGACGGCGCCGTTGGCCAGCGCCCCGGCGACCTTGCCGTTCAGACAGTACGCGTCACCGAAGTCGAAGAGGAATTCCGAGCCGCTGACCAAGACCGGATCGCGGAAGGCCTTGGGCAGGGCCGCGTCCGTGTAGTTGGCGACTTCGTTGAAGATTTGAGAAGTGGGCATGAGGGTTACCAGCCTTTGGCGTTGAGGAAATCGGCGACCCACTGCGCGAGGCGGGCGTAGCCCCCCGTCACGGCCGTGGTGGTCAGATGGATGTTGTCCGCGCGGACCCCGGCCGGGGGCACGTCGCGGGCGTAGTTGGTGGCGTCGGGGAACGGACCGGTCGGCGCGCCCAGGGCGACGAGCTTGGATCGAACGTCGAGGTAGTTGTTCGGGTAGAGAGCGGCCAAGTCGGCGTTCAGCTGGGTGATGGTGGTCCAGCCCGATTGCCCGGAATATTCGCTGGCGTAGTCGCCGTTCAGGACCGACAGGACGACGTATCGCTTCACCATGGGCTTCAGCAGGGCGACGAGGGCGGCGATGTCGGCCTTCACCGTCGCGGACTGGCCGTAGTTGTTCCGTCCCGGCCAGATGATGGCGGTCAGGTCTTCATAGCCCAGGTTTTCGATGACGGCGGCCGACCCGGCCGGACAGGCGATGGGCGAACCGGGGGCAACGTCGGGCGTCAGCGTATAGGCCTCGGCCGTTGACGGCGGGCCTCCCGTCGCAGTGCGCGCGAGGGTGCAGACCTGACCGACGATCGTGAGCTTCATTGAGCGCGCCGCGTTGTCGGCGGCGGCCGAGAGAAGGCGGTAATCCGGGTCCTGCCCCGTCGCCATCCCGGCCAGTGCTACGCCGTTGATGTGGGTGACGGTATTGGCGCCGGCGGCGATCTGGTTGCCCGAGACTGTCAGGGCTAGCGGCTGTGCGCCGAGGCGCATGGCGATCTGGGTCGATTTCTGCGACCCGATGCCGAGGTTGACAGCGCTGCGGCCCATGAGCGTGGCGAGGTCGGCCGGATAGCGGGCGGCCGTCAGACTGTCGCCGATGCAGACCAGCATAGGCGACGAGATCACGGGATGTTCGGCTCCGCCGCCGATCGGCTGGAAATAGAGGTCCCGGCGGCCCGAGCCCTGACGATCGCTGGAATAGATGACCTTCGATCCGTCCGCGCTCAGGGCCGGGTTGACGTTGTTCCCGGTCGTCGTGATCTGGGCGGTGACGCCGGTGGATTTCGACGTCCGGAAGAGCTGGCTGCGGTTGGCGACCGTCGCCGACGAGAAGAGGTAGTTGGCGGTGTCCAGGGGCGCGTCAGCGGTGGCCAACGAGTTGCTGTCCGTCTTCAGGTTCGGGATGTAGGTGGAGCCGTCCTCAAGCCCGGCGATCGAGATCGCGCCGTTGGGCGCCCGACGCGCCCAAGTGATCTTCTTTCCGCCGACGTAATAGGTCCCGCGAGTGTCGATGTTTCCCCCCTCGGACCCGAGGGGCATGACGCCTTCGGTGACGCCCAGCGCCAAGCGGATGAACCCGTCACTGCCCCGCGTCACCGTCAGGCCGTTCGAAACCCCCTGAAGGATGCCGAGCTTGGCCCGCAGATAGCCGTCCTCGGTCAGGGCAAGCCCCATGCCTCCGTTGGGGGCGCGACGCCCCCAGACGACGCGCTGACCGCCCATGTAGAGCGTCGACCGCGTGTCGATGTTCGCCCCCTCACTACCCAGCGGCAGCACGTTCTCGACCGCGCCCAGGCTGAACTCATAGAAGCCGTCCGCACGTCGGCTGAAGGTCAGGCCGTTGGCCGTTCCGACGCGCATGGCATGCTTGGCGTAGAAGAGGCCGTCGTCGGTGACGGCCCAGCTCATTCCGAGGTTCGGGGCCATCAGACCGGAGCGGACGCGCTTTCCGAACAGCCAGCGGCCGCTCGTGCGGTCGTACAAGCCGAGGGCCGCCAGCGCGGCCGAGAGGTTGATGTCGGTCATGCTTTCGTTCCGGTGACGGTGGTGACGAAGCCCGCGCTGTCGAAGTCGAGGGCGTGTTGGACGGTGCGGGCGATCCACCGCCCGGTCAGTTCGGGCCGGAGGCCGGTGGTCTCGATCGGCGTCTGGGCGACGATGGCGGGGCGGCCCGGGAGGGTCAGCTCAATGCCGTTGGCGGCCCTGCCGCTGCGCGCCAGCTCGGCGTCGGCCGCCGCCTGGGCAGTCGCCTCGTCGCGGTAGGTGCTGCGCAGCGTCTTGACCGGGTCGCCCGATCCTGCGCGGGCGTAGTGGGTCCGGGCGGCTCGGTTGTCGCGGTAGCGGGCGCGGATCGAGCCCTGATTGTTGCGGTCGGCCGAGACGCCTTTCCAGCTGGTCAGGTCAGTCCGCTTCAGGGTGACGGTGTCCAGCGCCTTGCCCGAGGCGGACAGGCCGGTCGACGCCGGGGCGAAGACCAGGCGCCCATCCTTCGGGGCCGCGACCGCGCCGAAGTCCCTGCCGAGGCGGGTCAGGAAATGAAGGTCGCTCTCGTTGGTCTGGTCGCGGTGGGCGATGGCGATCCCGGCCAGCCCGGCCGAGACGGCAGGGGTCAGGCCGTGATCGTTGGCGATGTCGGCGACGATGTCCCCGACGGTGGTGGCGTCGAAAGCGCGGCTGCGCTGGGCCTTGAGGCTGGCGCGCATGTCGGCCGCCTTGGCCCGAATGGTCAGGATATCGGGCGGGCCGGAGGGCTCGACCTCGTCGACGGTGAACCGGCCCATGGCATAGAGGCCGTCCCCGACATAGCCGAGCGAGACGTTCAGGACCGCCCCCTTGCGCGGGCTCTCGATCACGTTGCCCGCATCGTTCAGGACGATCTCCAGCGTGTCCGACTCCTCTCCGGAGTTGTCGACGAGGGTGAGCGACATCAGCCTCTCGCGGACGCGGGCGGTCACGTCGGCGTCGCCGATCGTCAGCTTGAAGTCGGGGCGCGCCTTCAGTCCCACAGGCGCACCGTCGCGGTCACCGGCTGGGCATCGATCTCGGGCAGGACGATGACCAGCCCAGCCGGAAGGTGCGGCGGCTGGCCTTCAAGGTGCGGGTTGGCGTTCAGGATCGCCTCGGTGGCACCGGCCGTGCGGCCGTAGACCTCAAGCGCGATCTGGTCGACCAGGTCGCCCTGACGGGTCGTCATCTGGCGGCTCATGACGAGACCCCGCCGAATGCGCCGAGGCTGATCCGGAAGGCCTGTCGCTGGGCCACGCCGTTGGACAGGAAGTCCGAACCGGTCTCGTCGACGCCCTCGATCACGAACTGGCCCCAGACGACGCCCGTCCCGTCCGTCAGCAGGACCGGCTTGTAGGTGCGGGCCAGCGTCCGGAAGCTCTCCACCCGGTCGGCCGCATGACGCTGCCCCGGATAGCAGACGCCCTCGATCTCGATCGTCTCGTCTTCGCCCAGCAGCTGGCGCGCCGACTGACTGCCCGCGCGCGGCAGACGGGCGACCAGCATTTCAAGCCGCCGCGACAGGTTGGTGTAAGCGCCCTCGGCGACCGAAAATCGGATGTCGCCCAGCGTCATCAGAACCTCGCCCGCCATCAGTCCAGCCCGTCGAAGAGGCGGGCGCGGATGGCGTCGGCTGCGGCTCGGCCGACCTGACGGCCCTGCTGACGAGCGTCGCCGGCGCCGCCCTGAACGGTGACGTGAACGGTGATGTCGCCGATGGTCATTGACCGGCCGGGCATGCCGCTGACGGCGGCCTGAGGCGCGCCTGAGGCCGGGCTGAAGGTCGAGGCCGGGACTTGCGCGGCGGCCATGGTGGCGGCCATCGCGCCCGCCACGCCCGCCACCATCGCGACCGGGCCGCCCTGCCCACGACGCAGGCCGAGGCTCAACCCCGCCATGGTGTCATCGCCCAGCCCGGCGAAGACTCGGCTCGGGGATCTGATGCCGAGGCGCTGGCGGAAACCGTTGACGGTCGCGTTGGCGATCTGGCCGATAGCCCCGCCCACGACGCCGAGGCTGCCCAGCAGGCCGCTGACCAGACCGCGCACGATGTCGCCGCCCCAGCCCCGGAAGCGGGCGACCAGCTGGTTGAAGAACCCGGCCAGCTGGAACAGCCCCCGGATGCCCCGGATGAAGAGCCCGATCGGCGAGATGTTGAAGGCGAAGACCAACGCCTGCCCGAAGCGGCGACCCGCATTGGTCGCGCCGGTCAGCTGGCCCTGAGTGGCCTGCATCGGGGTCAGCAGACGGCCGACCCAGCCGAAGAACCGGCCGACCGCGCCGGTCAGCCCGTCCCACAGCGGCTTCAGGGGGCGCAGCGCGCCGCCGACGGCGCCGAGAGCCGGACCGAAGGCCTCGCCCAAGGCCTGACCGACACCGGTGAAGAAGGCGCTGATCGGCTGCCAATACTTGCGGACGATGACGGCCCCGATGATGACGGCCGCGACCACGGCGGCGATGCCCAGGACCACGGGGTTGGCCAGCATCGACAGGTTGAAGGCCAGCGCGGCCATCCGCATGCGGCCGAACCCGCCGATCACCCAGGCGATGGCCTGTTTGGCCGCACCGCCGCCCAGCCCGTCCTTACCCAGCAGGGTCTGCATGATGTAGAGCGGGCCGAGGACGCCGACGACGGCATGACCCAGCATCCCGGCGCCCACGGCGAGCCCGGCGACACCGGCGACGGCCCAGACGGCGACCTTGGCCAGCGTCGAACCGCTCTCGCTGGCGCGCGACATCCAGTTGGCCACCTTGCCCAGGAGACCGGCGGCGAGCCCTGCCGCTGGCGCGAGGATGGTCCCGGTCGCGATGCCCGCGCGAGCCATGCTGGACTGATAGCGGTCGAACGAAGCGGCCGGTCCCTGAAGGGCGCGGTCAAGGTCCGCCATGTAGGCCGAGAGTGCATCCTTGCTGCGCAAGTCCTCGCTGATCTGCCGGAACTGATCGAGGTTCTGGACGAGCGCCATCGCGCCATCCCGGGCTTGCCGGTCGCCGAAAAGCTGGCCCAGCCGGAACTGGTCGCCGCCCTTGGACAGGCGGGCGGTGACGGTGGCGACCGTTTCGAGAGGCGATATCCCCCGCGTGATGCCGCCCTTGATCTCCTTTTCGAGATCGACACCCATTTTCGAGAAGTTCTTCAGGGTCTCCGGCGACGTGATCGCGGCCAGAAGGTTGGCGAGGTTGTTGGCGGCCTGCTCACTGCCACCGGCGCTCGCCTTGGCGATCTGCGTCGCGGCGAGGACATCGGCCAGACCCCGATCGTTCGCGCCACCCAGACCGCGCATGGACGCCGCCGACGCGGGAAGGAATCGGGCCTGGACGCCGATGGACACACCGCCACGCTGCGCCGCACGATTGATCATCGCGTTGGCCTGATCGAGCTGGTCGGCGCGGATGTTGAACGAGCGGGCCAAACCCGCCGAAAGGCCGCCAGCTTCCTCGCCCGAGATCGGGTCCTTCATGGTCGCCGCCAGCCGTTGGAACCGGGAGACCGAACGCCCGGCCGCGATCAGCTCCGCCTCGGTGCGATAGACGCCCTCGGCCAGCACCGAAGAGAACGCGCCCTGGACCACGCTGGGCAGGGCGCCCAGATCAGTGGCGGTCTGAAGGATCGACCGGCGAACGGGCTGGAGCTGCCGATCCGTCATCTGCGCCGTGATGCCGATCCCGGTCATGGCCTGTTCGAAGGCCGCGCCTTCGGTAATAGCCCGCCGCAGTGGACGGATCATGGCCTCGCCCGCCCGGCCGAGCCCATCCGTCACCAGCGAGGCCGAGGCCAGGCGGTTCAGGCGGCTGTCCAGACGATCGAGGCCACGGGTCCACTGCGCCGACCCGTCCGCCGCCATCTTCTGCGCCCGCTCGATCTGGCCGATGGCGCCCACAGCGATCCGCGACGGCCGGGACAACCGGTCGACGAGGTTCAGTGTCAGGGCGGCGACGAGGTTCTTCACGGACTATCCGAAGGGGCAGGTTTTGCGGGTCATCAGTTCAATCCGGGTCTTGGCGCGGGCCATCCAGATTTCGAGCTGGTCAAGGGTCAGGTCCTCGAGGACGTCGGGCGGCCAGGCGTAGGCGAAGGCGATGATCTCCTGCGCCTCGTCCAGCCACCCGGCTGTCAGTTTCCCAGCAGGCCTTCCAGCCAGCTCTCAACGGTACGGAAGTCCGCGCCGTCCATCTCGTCGAAGACGATTTCCTCAACCTCGGCGAGGTCGGCCATCATCTTGACGGTGAGGTCGCCGACCGGATCACCCTTGGCCGAGGCGTTGCGCAGGGCGCGGATTTCCCGGCCTTTCGGGCGGCGGAGGGTGACCTTGGCGTATTTCTCGCCGCCGATGTCGAGGGGCACGGTCAGTTCGAAGGTCTTGTTGGGGTCAACCATGGTTCAGGCCCTCCTCACAGGCCGAGGTTGGCGCGACGCAGCGCGAGCTGGTCGACGCCGTCGATGATCCGAACGCCGCCGAGGACGTCGATTTCGTAGACAAGCTCGCCCCCGATCCGCAGGCGGTAGTAGTCGCAGCTGATTTTGAGCTTCAGCTCGGTCTTCTTGGTCTCGCCGTCCCACGTGCCCGGATCGGCTTCGGTGACGAGGCCGCGGAACTCGGCGATCACGGCGCGCTTCACGCCGTTCTCGCCCTCCTGGCTGCCGCGCAGAGTGATCGGCCGGTCCCGCTTGCCGACGCAGCCCGCCAGAAGGGGGCTCAGTTCGGCGAAGCCCAGCTCGGCCTCCAGCTTGTCCATGCCGAGGTCGAGATCGCTTTCGCCATCCATGCCGCCGTCGCGGTGGCCCTCGGTCTTGATCTTCATGACCGGCAGCTTGCCGCTGGTGGTCACGCCGCCCTGGCCGAAGCCGTCGACGAAGGCGGTGAAGCCCTTGATGGTGTCGGGAAGTTTGCGCATCGCGTCGATCTCCGGTTAGGCGGCGAGCTGTTGGTTCGCGGCGGAGATCAGCTCGGCGTAATAGCCGGTCTCGCGCGAGAAGCGGAAAGTCAGGCGGTCGAGCGGCGCCGGCGCTTCGCCGTCGACGTTCACGAAGAACTGGCCCGCCCTGAAGGTGGCCTCGGTGTTCAGCTCTTCATCCAGCCAGACCCGGCCGCCGAGCATGGCGCCCTTGGCCTTCAGGCCCCGCTGGAACAGCTCGGTATTGCCCGCGATGTCGACGAGCAGCTGGGCGCTGAAGGGACGGTCCATGGCCCAGCGGAAGTCGGCCTCCAGAGCGTCGAAGACTGCGTCCAGGCAGCGGCGCTGCGACAGGAAGTTGATGTCCCCGCCGGTGCTGGGCGTCTTGTTCCCCCACAGCCGGAAGCCGTCCTCGTTGACGATGACGGCGACGCCGCCGCCGTTCAGCTGGTTGGAGCTGGCGGTGGGATCAGACAGGCTGAACTCGATCGGGCGGCCGATGGAGACGACGCCGTTGATCGTGCGGTTGGACGGCGACCACCAGTAGCCGCGTTCCTGATCCGACAGGGCGATGACCCCGGCGACATGGGCCGAGGCCGGGCGCTGGGCGATGACGCCGGTGCGGTCCAGAACGCCCACGGTCGGATCGACGTGGTACATGCGTTCGCCCGACTCCAGCGCGGCCTTGTCCAGAGCAGCGTCGTCCGTGTCGCTCGGGCCGTCGACCACGACCACGGCGCGCAGCTTGGCGGCGACGGCCTTCAGGGCCATGGCCACCGGGTTCGCTGCATTGCCGGTCTGCTGGTGGGTGAAGCCGGGGGCGATCAGGATTTTGGGCTTGGCGCCGGTCATCGCCTTGGCGGCGAGCAGGCCATAGACGCCGGTCCGTTCGTCGGCCGCGCCGACCACCAGCGTCTGCTGGGTGGCGGGCGTGGCGTGGGCAGCGACGCGGATCACGACGATCGGCGTGTTCACCTGATCGAAGATCGCGGCATAGGCCTGCGGCAGGGTGCCTTCGGCGTTGATCAGGGCGCCGTTCGGCAGGCCTGACTTCAGGAAGGCGGCCTGCGCCGAGCTGGTGACGAGGACGGGCGTGTCGAGCGGGAACTTGGCCGCGTCGGCATAGGGGGCGGTTCCGACCAGGCCGATGATCGACGTGGCCTTGACGGTGATGGTGCGGGCGCCGTCGGTCAGTTCGACGACTTCAACGCCGTGCAGATATGCATCGGACATGGTCAGGCGGGCTCCTTGGGGGTGACAGCCGGAAGGCCCGGCCGGGTGATCTCGGCCGAGGGGCCGGATGGGGTTGAAGGGGTCATGGCCGCGCTCATCGCCAGATGATCGCCATCATGGCGATGTTGCGCGGGCGGGTTTCGGTGCCGCCCGTCATGCCCGTTCGGGCGACGCGGGTGGCGCCGGTCCCGTCAGAGTCCTCGACGTAGTTGTTCCCGGCGTTGGCGTCGGAGCGTGAGGGCAGTTCGTGATCGTGGGCTTCGATCATGCCCGCCTGCCAGGAGCCCAGCACGCGGCCAGCGTCTACGCCTCGACCGTTGTCCCAGACCCGGATGAACTCGCCGCTTGCGAGCGGGATATTGAAGGTGTTGACGCCGTCGCCCGCGCCGTAAGTCGTGCCGATCTTGGCGAACAGCGGGGCGTCCGGACCCGTCCGCGACAGCTCCCGTCCATCACAGAGATAGGCGTCGTCAGCGACTGGACCGGCGGCCAGATAGCAGACCGTGCCACGCCGCTCGGCGCGAAACAGTTCACGGACCTGATCGACCACGGCCTTGACCCTGCGCGGCGTCATGGCCTTGGTCGAAAGGGCGCCGGCCAACGCCTCCGCGTCGGTCGCCTCGGTGACTGTCAGAACGCGGTCGGCCGCGAGGTCGCCGCCGCCGGTGACCAGACCGCCGCCTGTAACGGTGCGGGCCTTGTCCGCCTTAAGCGCCAGCGCGTTGGTCATGGTCGCGGCGAAGTTGGCGTCATTGCCAAGGGCGGCGGCCAGCTCGTTCAGGGTGTCCAGCGCGCCGGGCGCTCCGTTGATCAGGGCCGCGACGGCGGCGGCCAGACGCCGGGGCGTGATGACGGTTGTGGAGTCGGTTCCGGCCAGCGCCTGGGCGTCCGTCGCTTCGGTGACCGTCAGCACCCGGTTGGCCGACAGATCGCCGCCTCCGGTGACCAGACCGCCGCCGGTGACGGTGCGAGCCTTATCCGCCTTCAGCGCGGCGACCGTGGCCAACCGCCGCGACGTGATCGCCTTGGCGGCATCGGTCCCGGCCAGCGCCTCGGCGTCCGAGGCCTCGGCCAACGTCAGGACGCGGTCGGCCGAGAGGTCGCCGCCCCCGGTGATCAGGCCGCCGCCGGTGACGGTGCGCGCCTTATCGGCCTTCAGGGCGGTGACGGCAGCCAGCGTTTTGGGCGTGATGATCCGGACCGCATCCGTGCCGCCCAGGGCCTCGGCCTCGCTGGCCAGCTTGGCGACACCCATGACGGTCTCGCTCGCGGGCGGGTTTGTCCAGCCGCCGCCGCTGAAGGTGATGTTGGCGGCCAGATTGGTCAGCAGCCGCAGATCAGCGTCGATGATCGCCCAGGAGACCGACGCCTTCTGCATCAGGACGGCGTTCTGGCTGTAGACCGCCAGCAGCACCCCGGTGTCGAGGTAGAGGCCGATCGTCCGCATGTCGTAGACGTCGGCCGAGCTGTCCAGCACCGACACATGAATGGTTCGATCATCGACCAGCTGACCCGACACCGCGCCCAGCCGCTTGATCTCGTTGGGGATGGCGGTGGTCTGGACGGTCGGCACGAAGGCGGCGGCGCTGATCCCGATCTGCGAGACCACGGCGGCGCTCGCGCCCGTGGCCTGGGCGTTGATCAGGGCGGCGAGCCCGGCTTCGGTGACGGTAAGGGGAAGGCCTGCCACTACAGCTCCACGAAGACAGATGCGCCGGAGCCGTCGACGACGGGCGAGCCGTCATCGGTCACGACCGACAGATGCGAAGGGGGACGCTCGGCGAACTCCAGCCGACAGACCGTCGTCGGGCGCAGGGCACCGACCGTCTGGAAAGCTCCGCCGACCGCCAGCGACTGGGCGAGACCGAAGTGGGCGGTCAGCGGCTTGGCCGCGCTGATCTCGTCGACCAGCTCTTCCACGAAGGCGGCGGGCGGCGGCGCGCCGGTCTCCGGGTCCAGCGTGATCTTCACATAGAAGGTGCGGGGCGTCCCTCGGGGCGTCGTCTGCCACCACTCGACGATCTCCAGCTCGCCGCCATAGTCCAGGGCGCTCTCGACGACGGCGATGGCGTCACGGACGGCCCGGACCGTGCCGGTGCGACGGGCAATCGGATAGGCGTCGCGGACGATCGAACGGCGGACCTCTTCGGGCCACGCCGTGTTCCACGTCTTGCGGCCGACGCCCCACGCCAGCCACGGCAGGGTGTCGAGCGGGATGGTGTCGGCGTCCCAAGCCGTGCGGATCGGGACCGGAATGGCGTCCAGCCGCGTCGCCAAGGCGCGGTCGGTCGCCTTCTCCAGCACCGAAGCGTTGGGCGGCAGGACGGTCAGGACGTCACTCATCGACGCCGCCTGACGTCAGGTTGATCGCGGTGCAGAAGGCCGCCTGGGTGGCGTCGCAAACGATGTTTGCGGCCGGGCTGGTCAGGTCGACGCGCATCACCCCTTCCACGGTCAGGGCGGCGTAGAGGCTCGACCGGTTGATGTCCCGGCCGAGGCGGTGAGCGTCCGCGACGAAGGCGGCGGCGGCGGCCTGGGCGGCGGCCATGACCACGGACGGATCGGGACCGGCATAGGTCCGGATCGTCGCCGTGATGACATAGGGCGTGATGGCCGCCGACTGGACGGTGACGAAGTCGCACATCGGGCGGACGTCGTCGGGGGTCAGGGCCGCCTCGACCGTGGCCAGCAGTTCGGGTGAGGCCGCCCCGTCGCCGGTCCGCGACAGGACCGTCACCACGGCTTCGCTCTCGGCCGGGCTGATGGCGCTGGCGTCCTTGACGTCGCCGTCCGCAGACAGGGCGTGGAACTCATACGCTCCGGACGGACCCGCCACGCTGAAGCCCTCCGGCGCCAGCACCACGCGGCGGCGGAAGTCATCGTCGGACTCATAGGTCGGGGCGATATTCTGGGCCGGATTACCGGGATCCAGTTCAAGCCGCTGGATGCCTGCCCGAAGGCCGATCTGGTCGAGATCGCCGCCGGTGGCCAGGGCGGGCATGACGGCCCGCACGGCCTGATTGACCGCGCTCATCTTCAGCATGACGCGATAGGCGAAGGCCTGCCCGACGCGGGCGAAGAGGTCGCTTTCCAGCTCCAGCGCGGGGGCGGCCTCCGGAGCCCGCGCCACGATGTCGGCCTTAACCTCGGCCCAGATGGCCTCATAGTCGACCACCTGGACCGCGTCGGGCGGGGGCAGACGCGACAGGTCGATGGTGGTGCGCGCCATCTAGACGACCCCCTCAAGACGAACGGTGCGGCCGTTGACCTCACAGATCAGATCGAGGGCCAGCGCCCCGGCGGCCGAGGCGGCGGTGACCACCACCCGCTTCAGGGTCACGCGCGGCTCCCACTGGAAGATCGCCTCGGCGACGTCGGCGATCAGGTCGGCCGTGGTCGAGGCGTTCAGGGGCGCGCCCAGGCGGTCGGCCGAGCGGCAGCCATAGGTCGGCCGCATCCGACGCGAGCCGATCCGGGTCGAGAGGATGTCGCGGATCGAGGCCAGCAGATGGTCGAAGCCGGACAGGGCTTCGCCGGTCGCGGCGTCGACGCTGACATAGTCGGTCAGAAGACGGATCGAGGTCGCCATTACGCCGCCTCGACCTGAGTGGTTGTGGCGACGATCTTGCCGCCCACGACGCTGTCGCCATGCCGGGCGACGGCCTTCCCGCCCTCGCCGCCCAGCCGGACCTTGCCGTCGAGAGCGATGGTCTCGGCCGCGACGGTGACGGGCTGGCCGCCCGCGTCCAGGGTGATGCCGCCATCCTCGATCCGGATCGCCAGCGCGCCGACCGTCAGGATCAGCTGACCACCCGCCGGGATGGCAATGGCGCGGGTCTTCGTCGCCTCGTCGTAGGTGTCGGCCGCGCCGTCGTCCCACGACGCCAGAACAGTCATGTCGACCTCGGCCGAGGGCTCGGCAAAGACGTCGCAGTTCAGGCCGCGCAGGACCGCGCCCACGGTCGCTTCGCCCGAGGGCGACAGGACCGCGACCTGTTCGCCGACGACGGGCGCCGACCAGCTGCGCACGCGGCCGGCGCCCCACTGGATGACCGGCAGCATGTCGGACACCCAGCCCTCTTCGAACTCGACGCTGGCCAGCGTCGGCGGGCCGGGCTGCACGGCCGCGATTACGCCGAAGCGGACTACGCCGTTCAGACGGTTGGCCTGATCGGCCTGGGCGAAAGCGTCACTCATCACCGCCTCCGATGATGGTGACGGTCACGCCGTCGATCGGGCCGATGTAGTCGTCCTGATGGGCCGCGCCGATGTCGGGAGCGATGCCGACGAACATGGCGGTCAGCGGGCCGGGCGCTGCGCCCTCGGTTAGAGACAGGCGAACTGGCTGCGGGACGTTGACGCCCCACAGGGCGACGCCCTTGGACAGGGTCTCGTCGGAAAACAGGTTCTGGCCGTCTGCCGGACGGGCGGGCCGGGCGAACGGCAGGCCCCACGTCGTTCCGGCGGCGCGCAGGACGATGGCTTCCACGGCGGCCGTGGCGGCCTCGTCGCGGGTCAACCGCCCTGCGACATCCTTGGTCACCACATAGACGGCCATCTTGACCTCGCCGTCCCATGCGGTCGGCAAGCCTTCGTCGGAGACCAGCTCGCCCTGCCCGAGGCCGAGAACCGCGACGCGGACGGCGGGGGCGGCCAGCAGGAAACGCGACAGGTCCGACGCGCTGAAGCGGCCCAGGTGGCCCTCGACGTTGAAGGTCGGCAGGACGGCCTTGATCCCGGTGATCATGGCCTGTCGCAGTTGCAGCAGCTGGCTCATTGCATCAGCCCTTCGATCCAGTCGCCCATCGCCTCTTCGATGTCGCGGATGTTGGCGTCCGACAGGCCCAGATGTTCGCGGGCGGGAACGGCGGCCGGTCCCGGCGCCATCTCCTCGGTTCCGCCCCAGTTCAGCAGGGCGGCCTGCACCATGTTGGAGCCGACGCGCAGCTTGTCGCCGGTCAGGTCCCAGCCGTAGCTGTCCCGATAGGCGCCGCTGGCGACCAGCAGGGTCTGACCCTGTTTGCGGGTCAGGGCGTAGGCGTCCGACCACGGCGCCCAGGCGTCGCCGTCAGGCGTTTCGCGGGTGTCGAAGCGCTCGCGGGTCTGGCTCTCCATGAGGCCGCCGATGTTGGCCAGCCCTTCGGCCGTGCGCCGGGCGTCGCCCAGGGCGTTCAGGCGCGCGACCATGGGCGCCAGACCTTCAAGGTCGGTGGAAACGAAGGCGCCCGACATCACAGACCCCGCAGGCGTTCGCGGGTGAAGAGCTTGCCGCCCGAGGACGAGACGATCGGCTGCGGGCGCTGGCCCTCCTGGGTGGTCGGCAGGCCGAGGTTCATCGTGCCTTCCGAGATCGCCTTCAGGTCGGCCCGAGCCTGCTTTTCGCGGTGCTTCAGATCGTCGGTCAGCATGGCGACGTCGGCCGAGGCCAGACGCGGCACGGCCAGATCACAGGCGATGTCCCGCAGCAGGGCGGGCACGGTCGGCAGCGGCAGGGTGAAGCGAACACTCAGGGCGGCGTCGATCACGCCCCCCGCGTAGGCGATGGCGCGCGCGACGGCCTCCGATCCATCCTCGTCGCCGGGACGGATCGCCAGCCGGTCGACCAGATCGGCGCTGAAGGCGGAGTTGAGATCGTCGCGCGCGCAGTAGTCCATCAGGCGTCGCCGCCCTTGGCTTCGGCTTTACCCGAGGCGACGGCCACCATCAGCTCGGCGAGCTGGCGCTGGTCTTCGGGATCGGACGAGCCGATCAGGTGCGACGGCATCACCGTCGCCGCACCCGTCTCGGTGTTGACCAGCTCGATCGTGATGGCCGCGTCGGCGGCCAACGCCTTCAGCTGGGCCTCGGTGACGTCCTCACGCCCGACCAGCACGGGCTGGCGGTTGCTGACGAACTTCACCCCGCCCCGCGTGTAGGGGGCGCGACGCGAGGTCAGACGCACCTTGAACCGGTCGGCCTCGGCGTCGTCGGCCAGCCGGGCGAGAGCCTCGGCCATGTCGGGCATGGTCGTCGCGGCGGCGTCGCTCGTCGCCGGGTTGGCTGACACGATCGCCTTGCCTGCGGCGGCGGCCGAAGCCACCGCCTTCGATTGCGGGTTGGCGCGGCCCATGATCAGACCACCCACTGGCTTTCGACGATTTCGACGTCGTCGTAGAGCGTGTTCGTATCGCCGCCGTTCACCAGCATGGCCTTGAACAGCTTCTTGGCGGCGGCGACATTGCCGGGACCGACCACGATGATGTTCGGCTTGACGTTGAGCGGCCGATCTTCATCGTTCCGCTGCGACTTCATGGCGGTGACGGCCGCGTCATAGTTTTCCGCCGTCAAGGCCGCCTTGGAGCCGAAGGCCTGCTGCCAGAAGGCGTAACCGGCGTTCCCGCGCGCATCGACGCCGTAGACGTACTCCTTGCGCATGAAGAGGTTGTCAGCCTTGGGGTCGTCCTGGAAGACGAACTGCGGCTTTTTGCGGGGCTGCCAGATCAGCGGCTTCAGCGGGCGGCGAGTGTCCAGCAGGTACCAGGGCTCGCCGGCGCCCGCCTGCATGTTGGAGACTTCGCCGTCGCCGACAGGATGCTCGGTGTCGAAGAAGTTCTGGCCGTCGTAGCATTCGGAGCTGAAGCCCGCCGGAAGCAGCGAGAAAACCAGCTCGTCGGGCCACTCGGTCGCCGACTGGCCGAGCTGCTGCGACATGGGGCCGTAAACGCCCAGCTCATCGTCTTCGATATGGTTGCGGTCGACAGCGACCGTGCCTTCGAAGTCCCGGTTGATGATGGCATAGCCCTGCTTCAGCAGGCGGTGGATGACGCGGTCGCCGATCCACTCGCGCAGCTTCGGCCAGCCCTTCGCCCAGGCGTAGGTGTTGCTGGACTTCGACGACGGGATTTCCGTGGCGACCTTGGACCATTGAGGTTCGACACCCGTCAGGCCCTCGGTGAAGTCGTTCCTGAGGCCCGTTTCCAGGGCTGCAAGGGACGCAGCGTTGATAAGCATGTTTCAGGTCTCCGGGGTCAGAAGCCGACGCGGACCCAGACACCGGCGTCTTCGACGTCGATGACCGTTCCAGCCTTGGCGCGGGTGTTGTTGGGGGAGGTCTTCGAGACCGTGTGGTCGTCGAAGGCGTAGCAGGCCTTGCCGATCTCGCTGCGGGTGACGAGGTCATCGGACTTGTTGTCCAGCAGCAAGACCGTGGCCTTGGTCGGCACGGTCTGATCGGCGGGGGTCTTCGTCTCCTCGGCGACGCCGACGACGACGTGGGTGGCGACCTCGGCCGCCTTGGCGGCGTTGTCCGCGCCGACGCCTTCGCGGGCCGGGATGGCTTCACCGGCCTTCAGAGCGACCAGGGCGCCCTGCCAGATCGTCGGGGAGTCGGACTTGATCCGATGACCGGCCTTGGTCCCGGCGCGTTCCTGCACCTTGCGGGGTTGGTTGAGCGCCATGGTCAGTTACCCCCCGCCTTGCCCTTGGCGAAGCTTTCTTCCGATTGGCCGAGCTGACGGCAGACCGCCCGCTCTTCCTCGGTCAGGGACGAGGCGCCCGAGGTCTTCTCCTCGACGCGGTTGGCCGCGCGGGTCTCGGCGGCCCCGGCGATTACCGGCAGGGTGGCGACGAGAGCGTTGAAGCGCTCCAGACCGCCTTCCTCCCGGCACAGGGCGCGGTAGGTTTCTTCGGAGGCCGGGACGACCTTGCCCGCGTCCATGGCGGCCGAGATGGCGGCGTCGACGGCGCGGGTCTGGTCGGCTTCGCGCATAACCTTGAGCGAGGCCTCGGCCGTGGTCGCCCGGTTCAGGGCGGCGTCCAGATCGGCGCGAGGCGCGAAGCTGGACAGGTCGGGACCGGCGCGGTTGCGTGCGACGGCCTCGGTGGCGGCGGTGACGATCTGGTCGTCAGTCGCAGCGGCCGCGAGCCCGAGGGCGGCGGCCAGTCGTTCAGCGAGTGTCAAAGGGGTCTCCTGCTCGCGGTGAAGCCCCTGCCGGTCCTCGCGATTGAGGGCGGTCAGGGACAGGTTCGGGAAGTTGGTCAGCGCCGCCGAGATCAGGCGCGTGATCCGGCGCGTGTCGGGGGTGAAGCCGAAGACCGGGCTGATCAGCCGGTATTCCTTGGCCTCGACCATCTGCCGGGCGCGGGCGGTCCAGTCGGAGACCCGGCCCCAGATCGCGCCGTCGCGGACCTCAAGGGTGTCGACCCAGGCGGCGGCCGGGGCGTCCAGCCCCTGTTCGCCGCGCACCTGGGTGGCGTGTTCGAAGTCGATGACCAGCGGCCGGACGCCAACCGGCGTCGCGTCGACCACGGCCTGCGGATCGGGGTTGGTCCAGCTGCGGTTGTCGAAGCCGGTGATGACCTCGCCCGCCGGGATCAGCTCGATCCACTCGGGGGCGGAGCCGCCCTCGACGTTCAGCGCGACGGCTTCACCGGCGGCGAGCGTCGGGTTGCGAAGGTCAGTTTGGGGGCTGGACGCGGCGGTCTTCATGGCCCCATGATCGGGGGCGCAAAGGGGTCGCCACACCCCGAAGAACTTCGGGGCCAGTCAGTTTAAGAGCCTCGCCGGGAAACGATGACACCTTTCCTGACCGCTCTCGGCCCGGCCGTCCTGGCTCTGTTCGGCGTCTTCTTGGGCGGCTGGCTGCAACAGCGTCAAGCCGAACGAATCTATCGACGCCAAAGGGCGGACCGGATCGAAGGCGAAAACGCTGCGCGAGATGCGGCGGAGATCGCCGCCAAGGGCGAAATGGCATTCACCAGCTTGGCCTTGGCTCGACATCTGGAGGCCTACGCCCAGGACTGCGCAGGTGCCATATCCGACAACTCTCAACGTCACTCGGAATTCGTGAAGCGAACCCCGGATTTTCCCAAATGGCCCGCCGTCACCTGGACTAGGCTAGGGGCGGTCCGAGCGGCAGAGATCGGGGACTTCAGTTCACGCGTTCCGCTCGTGCAGGGCTTCATATCAGGTGCAGCGAACGCAGCTGGGTTTGGCTCGGATCGATATTTTATGATCCATTCGGCCGGCGCCGCTCGGGTTGGCGTTGAGGCGTGGAACTTGGCAGCTCAACTCCGTGAGGATGCTGGCCTGCCGCCGTTCGTGTTTGCGAACGATGGATGGAACTACGCGGAGCTGCTGCGAAACTTCCATTCGATCCAGATCGCCCAGGACGAAGATGGCAGCCTGATGCTCGAAGGTGACGGCGGCGACACCGCCTAAGGCCGTTTGAGGCCGCTAAGGCCGCCCTCAAGCCGGTTTTCGGTATCACTGCGCCGGACGGGATGGCCACCGCCCTCCTGAGGCGCTTTTTGCGGGGGTCGATTTTGCGCCGCCGATGCGCTATGTGAAGGGCGACTGCGGCGAGCCATTCGTTTCCCGGCGTTCGCGCCGTGAGGGGCTGACGACCCTCCGCCCGGTCATCCTCCCCTTGCCGACCGGCGCCGCGCCGCCCGTTCCGCGATCGGGTAGAAGGACGCCACGATCAACTCGCCCGAAGCCGACACCTTCATCACCGCCTGATACCAGCCGTCGCCGTCGTTCAGGATGTAGACGGCTCGGTTCCCCTCCCGCTCGACCAGCTCGCCGCGATCGAGGACAGCCTGAAGCCGCCCGATGTCCGACGCCTTCAACCCGCGCGATCCCGTGCCGTGCTTCTCCAGCTTGCCCCGGAGGGTGTCGCTTCCGATCATGACCAGCAGGGCCTCGGTCGCGAAGGTCTCCTGAAGACGACGCGGCGCCACGGCGGCCGGGGCGAAGAACCGGCCCGGCAGGCGCGCGAAGGCCTCGGGCGTCGAGCCCGCCCAGACATCGGTCATCAGGGCGCGGGCGGCCGGTTCGCCGGTGGCGATCAGCCGGTCAGCCATATTGGTCATCAGTGTCTTCGCCCGGTTCATGCCCGGATTGGAGGCCCAACCGGGATCTATCCCGACCGGGACCTGGACGCGCTCCACTGAACCGTCATCGCGCGTCCGGCGGAAGGTCGTCGTCGGCGTGTCGAAGCTGGGGGTCACGCCCCGGCGCAACGCCTCGGATTTCGTGATCTGGCGCACCCAGCATTTGCACTCCCACCCGTTCGGCGGAAACCAGACCGACCAGACCGGGTCGTCGACCGGCAGGACCATACCTTCCTTGGCGACATGCTCCGGCCGGTGCTTCACCGAAGGGCCGAGGCCGTAGAGCCAGAACGGCAGGACGGCCTTGGTCCGTTGCGATCGTTCGTACTGCCCGGCCGCGCGCGCGCTGCGGAGGTTCGACCGGTAGATAATCCCGAGGCGACGGGGCGAGCCCAGCTCGGCCGGGCCGCGCTCGCCGGTCTCGGGATTGGCGACGGTCTGGACACCCCACCAGCCGAGGCGTTGCAGCTCGGGCTTCAGGTCGCGCGCCCAGGCCTCGTAAGGGACGCCCTCATCAATGGCCTTCTGCAGGCTGGTGCGGATCGCCTTCAGCACCTCGGCCTGGACGGCCTTGGCCACAGTGAAGGCGTAGGCGTGTTCCTCGCCCCAGACCTCGCTCCAGCGGAACGCGGGCCGGTCGCCCTTCTGCCGAAGATAGGCGCTGACCTCGGGCGACGGATCGGAGCCGAAGCTGAACGCGGTCACCTAGGCCGCCGGGTCGTCGTGCACGTCGCCTTGGGCGCGGGCCTTGAACAGAGCGGCGCCCAGCGAGCGGGCTAGCGCGGTCGGGTCCATCGTGGCGGCGACGGCATCCAGTCCGGCTTCGAAGTCAGCATAGCTGCCCGCCTTCGCCGCCAGCTGTTCGAAGGGCTCGACCAGCGGGTTCAGGTCTTCGGTCCAGCCGTCCAGCAGATCGTCGGCCAGATCGTCCATACGATCCCGATCGAGGGCGCCGCGGTTCCGCGCCACGCCTTCGCAGCCCGGCCCGCCACAAGCCCCGCCGAAGGTCCGGCGGTTCAGGGCGACGGTCGTCGGGCCGGGTGCGCCGGCGCCGGTCGGCTTGGGCGTCAGCACCTCATCCTCGGCTTCGGGCGCGGACAGACCGAACTTGCCCAGGACCTCCGATGACCGCACCTTCAGGCCCCGGTCGATGAAGGGCGTGACGGCCTCGGCGAAGTTCTTCAGGTCCTCGGTTTCGGGCGTCTCCAGCACGAAGAGCGGGGTCTTGTGGTCCGGGCCGTAGTTGAACCGAACGAAGGGTTCGAAGACGTCCCGGCGGATCGTGCGCGCCAGCTGCTTGCCGTCGCTTTCGGTCAGATCGGCCCGGACGCCGTCCAGAACCTTGGCCTGGGCATAGCCGCCGCCCGACTGCATGTCGGCGGTCCCGGCCTGCCCCAGCACGGCCTTGGACACCTGTTTGTCCAGCCAGTCCGCGAAGCGCTGATAGAGGTCGGTCGACGACGTCGTGTCGCTCTTGACGAACTCGATTTCCATCGACTTCGGGATGACGGCCGCGCAGTCCGTGCCGATCATCGCGACGGCGCGATAGAGGATGTCGACGTCCTCGGGCGTGGCGCGGGCGTCGTATTTGCCCAGGCGCAGCGGCTGGCCGAAGCTCTCGGCGAAGGCCGCCCAATCCTTGACGTCGTAGAACTTGAACAGGAACGCCCAGGCCGCCAGCCGGGCCAGACCGCCCCGGATCGGCAGGCCCATCTTCAGCTGCGGAAGGTGGATGGCGAACTGGTAGGCGGGCAGATCGATGCCGTTGGCCATGTCGGCCTCGTCCAGCAGGCGGAGATCGCGGCCGGTCTCGCGGTCCCAGCGGAACCAGCGGGGATCACGCCAGGCGTAGGCGTTGGGGACCCAGCGCTTGCCCGTCTGCCAGCCGATCTCGACGGCGGCGAAGCTCTTGCCGAGGGCGTCGAGCGACCCGGCCATGAGGTCTTCGAATGCTTCGTCCTGGACGATCTCTTCCTTCACGGCCTCGGCGATCTGGACGTCTATCGCATCGGTCGAGGCGGGCTTGACCAGCCGGTCCAGCGCCAGCACCGCCAGCTTCCGCTTGCCCAGCTCGCAGGCGTAGTGCCAGTCCCGCTCTTCCATTTCCTCGGCGAGGGTCAGGTAGTCGTGCGCGTCGCCCTCGCTGGCGCGCATCATGATGCTGGCCAACCGCTCGGGCGTCAGGCCGCTGGCAACGGTGGCGGCGTTCCACGCCTGCCGGACACCGGTGGTCGTCGGCCGGGCCACGATCTGGGCCAGCTGCGCGGGCGATGCCGGCGCCCGAAGCGGACGGCCGTGAATATCGACCAGGGCGGGGGTGTCGGCCATCTAGAGAACTCCTCGGTTGGCGCCGAATCGGGCGGCGCCGGGACGACGCAGACGGTTGTCGCGGTCCTGATCCCTCGGCAGGCCGCCGCGAGGGACGCCGCGATATCGGGCGGGCTGATAGGGGATGTCGGCGGCGCGGCAGGCCAACGCGGTCGCCCAAAACTCGTCGGCGTGGACCTCGCCGTCGTCGACGATGCGGATCGTCCCGCCGACCGACCCTTGCTTCTTGATCGCCCGGTAGTCGGTCCTGATCTCGGGCAGCGGCGGGATGCGGATGCGGCAGGCCTCGACCCGTTCCTTGAAGGCGGTGGCAAGGTCGAGGCGCGAAGGGCCCGTCAGCAGCTCGCCGTGGATGCGCTCTTCGCCTAGGTCCCACTGAAGGTCCTCGACGACCTTTTCCCCCATGCCGGTCTGGTCGACCCATGCCGACACGACGCGGCGCGTGTTCCAGATGCCCTTGAAGGCAATGTCCTGTTCCCGGAATGTGGCGGCCCGGCCGATCCAGCGGTCCCGCATCCACAGAACGTCCCCGACCTCTTCGAAACCGTGGATGACCGACAGGTCGCGACGGCGGGCGACGTCGCGCCCCATGTAGAACAGGCCGCCTGTGTAAAGCTCCGGCTTGCCTGCATCGCCATGTTCGCAGGCCCCGAGGGCGGCGATGTCCAGCCATGAGCCGGAGCCCTGTTTGGGGACACAGTCCAGCTCTTCCTCGGCGTCCTCGCCGTAGGTGTCCCGAATGTCCGAGATCCATTCTTCCTTGGACGCGATCGGGCGGCCGTTGACCTCGGCCGTCATCCGGACGCGCTCATAGAGGCCGGACGCAATGGCGTCGTCAAAGGTGATGCGCAGGGTTTCGCCCTTGCGCCGCTTGGCCTTGATGTCGTCGATCAGGAGGTTGAACGGGTTGGCGACGCCGTCATGGGTCGAGACCACCACGACCTGACCACCCCACATCAGGAGCGCGATCGCGGCCTTCAGGACTTCGGTCAGCTTGGCGTGGAAGGCGGCCTCGTCGATGATGACCAGCCCCTGCTTACCGCGAAGCGCGCGAGGCACGGACGGCAGGGCCACGATCTTGAAGCCGGAGGCGAACTTCAGCCGGAAGGCCTGAACCTTCTCGCCGTCGCCGTCCAGCACCTCCTCGTCGACGGCCTCGGCCGCCATCCCGAATGCCCGCGCCCACATGGCGCAGACGTCGATGAACTCGCGGGCCATCTCCTGATCGTAACCCATGTACCAGGCGTTCATGCCGCCTGCCGATTTCTGGGCGGCGGCCTTCAGGACGGCGTAGGAGGCGAGCGCCCAGGTCAGACCGATCCGGCGGCTTTTCTCGATGGCGATCAGCGAGACGCCGGACATCAGCAGCTCGATGGCCGAGGCTTGATAGGCCAGCAGGACGCTGCCCTTGGGCAGGCGCGCGAAGGCGGCCTCGGCGTCGGCGATCTCCCGCTCGCGCTGTTCGGCCCGCTCGCGAGCGGCCTCCTGTCCCTGTTCGCGCAGCTGCATCAGGCGACGCCGAGGATCGCGTGTGTGATCGCCTGAATGGTGTCGGCGGTCATGCCCTTGGCCTTGCCGACGGTCTCGGCCGCCTTGGCCGCATCCTTGGCCAGCTCCTGCCGCAGCCTCAGCATGCGGTCGGTGTCGGTTTTCTGCGCGCGCGCCAGCTCACCCAGCGACTTCGACAGGAACATGACCTGTTCGGGATCGAGGGTGACCGGCTGGGCTTCGCCGTTCTCGCCCTCGGCTGCCTCGGCCGCCGCCGTGATGGTCGACATGACGACGCCGTGCATCAGCTCGATGTTGAGACGGGCGATGCGGTTGTCCGGTTCGTCGCCGAAACGGCCGACCAGGGCGGTGGCGATCTCGCGGGACCGGCGCATCTGTTCGCCGACCTGCGCGAGGCCTTTGACGTGGCGCCCGAGGGCCGAACGGGACACGTCCACGTCCAGCTCGCCGAGCTTGCCCATGATCTCGTCGATCGTTCGGCCGTCCTGACGCAGGCGCCCGATCAGGGCGCGGACTTCCTCCGGCAACTTGTCGATGGTCGAGGCGACATGGCGCGCCCGCTTTCCGGCCATGAGATCACCCGCCGAGCGAGGGCTGGGCGACACCGTCGACCGTGACCTGACCGCGCGCGACCTTCACGCCGCGCTCGGTGATCGCGGCGACCATGATCTTGTCGCGGTAGTAGTCGACCGTGATCAGCCCGGCGGTCTCGAGGAAGCGCATGTAGTCGCGCACCACGGACCGCTCCAGCCCGGAGCGGTGACCAAGGGCTTCAAGCCCCTTCTCCAGCACGCTCTCGTTGCCGTGGCCCCCGTCTTCCAGCAGCAGGCGCAGCATGCACAGACGCCGGTCGGCGTCGACGACGTCCCGATAGCTCACGCGACCGCCCTCATCAGATGACCCTCGATCCGCTCCACCCCGCGCTCGATCGTCTTGGCCTGATGCTCGACCCCCTCGACCTTGGCGGTCAGGCTGGCCACGTCGGCCTTGGTGGCGACGTTCAGCATCTGCGCCTTCAGGGTGCTGATGTCCCCCTCGTTGGCGCTGACGCGGTTGATCAAGGCCTTGGCGTCCTCGCCATCCTTCCAGCGCCCGGCGCGGATGAAGGTCAGCATCAGCAGGATCGCGTTCAGGGACGAGATGCCCAAGGCGATCAGGGTCAGGAACTCAGACAGCTTCACGAAGCGACTTTCTGGCCCAGCAGGGCCACGATACAGGCCTGAAGGGCGTCGCCCTGCACAGCGTTGGTAAGGGCAAGGGCGCGGTCGGCCGCGCCGGACTGAAGACCGTCACGCACCGTCATCGCCTCGGGCAGCGGCGCGGGCCGGGCCAGCCGGTTCAGCAGCTCCGGACGGCACTCCGGCGGGATCGGTTTGGGTGGCGCCGGCGCAGGCTCCAGCATCGCCACCGGCGCAGGCGAGCGCGTCGCGCAGGCCGCGAGGCAGAGGGTCATCAAGACGCAAAGAACCGTCCGCACGGGCGATCTCCTGTTGGGCCGCGTTCAGGCGGCGGTTGGCTTCGGCCAGCTGGGCGGCCATCTGACGGGAGGCTTCCACCTGGGCGTTGAAGGCGTCGAAGGTGGCGCGGGCGTACTCGCCCAGGGCCGCCTCGGCCCGGCTCTTTCCGGCCTGGGCGGCGAGGCGGCCCGCTTCGGCCGTGGCGAGCCGCCCGCGCAAGGCGGCGACAGTCTCCTCTCGCGCGGCCGAGGTTTTGCGGGCGGCGTCCAGCTGGGCCGACAGGACCCAGCCATGCAGCATCAGGCCGCCGATGACCGCAGCCGCCCAGGCGCGCCAGTCACGGACCAGCGTCTTCAGGATGGCCGCGACCACGGCGACGACCGCGCTCACGACAGGGTCTTCTGCTGGCTGCTGAAGCGCGACCAGATCACGGCGATGCAGCCCGCGACGGACAGCGTAACCAGCAGCATCTGAATCAGCGGCGAGATACCCGCCACCGGCAGCAGCTGGTCGCGGGCCTTGCTGAAGGTCTCGATCAGCGAGGCCGCCGAGACGGCGATCAGGGGCGTCGAGGCAATGGCGCCATGGACCTCCCCCGAGGACAGCAGGCTGCGGGGTCGAGCGTCGGCGATGCCGCCCAGACGCAGGCCTGCGTCGATGACGCTGGCCGGATAGGCATAGCCCGCGTTCTCATGGGCGATGATGGCCACCACCAGCGGACGCATGGTCGACCAGACGTCGAGGTCCAGCGTCTCGTCGGCGCTGACCGGATAGCCCTTGGCCCGGCTCATCTCGCGCAGGACGGCGCTGATGTAGGCGCCGGTGTTGTTTTCGCTCGGCGGCGCCCAGCGGTTGATGACGCCGCGCACGGTGCGGATTTGGTGCTGTTTGAAGTAGGTCAGCAGCGTCCGGACCAGGGCGCGCACCCCCATCTCGGCCGAAATGAAGGTGACGAAGCGCGGGTCGGTCTGGACCTTGGCGGCGCCCTGCCAGTTGACGCCGGACACGCGGTCGATGTTTCCCGGATTGTTGTTGCGAACGCCTCGGGTTTGTCCGGGCGTCGGGCGGCGGGTCGTTTGGCCCGTGGTCATGATGTGGCGTTGCCCCGTTGACGCGCCGCCCTGCGCGGACGCAGGGTCAAAAGGCCAGAACGGGAGGGGCGCTCACACCCCGAAGAACTTCGGGGTCAGTGGTCGAAGAGGTCGGGGGTTTCGCTCTCGGCGGCGGCCCGGATGGCGCGGTCCACCTGATGCCGCAACTCGACGGTCCGCAGATGGATGCCCAACGCCCGAGCGATCTGCGGGTTCGATTTCCCCTCGCGCCGCATGCGACGGATGGCGTCGGCCCGCTTCTGCCGCGTCGTCGTCGGTCCCATGGGGATCACGATCTTGCCGACCCGCAACGTGTCCGCGATCTGCCGCGCGGACGCAAGGCCCAGCGTCAGCGCCAGGTGGTGGCTCTCGTCGATCGCGTCCGGCGTGGGGATGTAGATTTCCCGGCCGCCATAGGCGCTGGCCAGACGCAGGGCGACGCCCGCTCCGCAGCATTCGGCGATGCGCTGAAGCAGTTCGGGCCAGTCGGCCCACGTCGGTTCCTGTCCGGCCGGACGGCTCATTCCCAATCCGGCCTTTCCTTGGCCAGCTCGGCAAGGCGCAGCTCGGCGCGCAGGATGCCCGCGTTGGCCATCCTGAGATCGCTGCGGCGGCTCCGGATCATCCCGTCCGGCGCGCACCGATACTTGCGCAGGGCCACGTCGTAGGCGGCATTGGCGCGCTGGACGTCCATGGCGGCCCGCTCGACCTCGGTCCGATGCCGGGCGCGAGCATCCCGCTCGGCCGCCTCGGCGCGCTCGATCTCGGCGAGGTCGATCTCTTCGGCCTCTTCCCACCAGAACAGACTGTGAGCGGTCATCGGGCGTCCCCCTGCGCAGCGATCAGATCGGCCAGCCGGGCCTTAAGCACGGCGACGCGCTCGGCCGCCGGAACGCCGCTGACGTCCTGTGACCAGCCCGCGCGCTCAGCCATGGCCTTCAGCCCCTCGATCAGGACGGCGGCCTGTTCGGGTCGCGCCCATTCCAGCCGGTCGACCTTCAGCATCCGGCGCGCATAGGTTTCCAGGGCGCTCTCGGAAGGGTCCTCGATCACGCCGAGCTGGTGCAGCGAAATCCACATGGCCCGCGCCTTCATCGCCAGCGCGCTTTGCGCCTGACGGGTCCGTTTGCCCCCCGTGAGGGCGGCCTTAGGCCCGGCTTTCGGCTTCCACCCCTTGGCCTTCAGCTCATCCAGTAAGAGGCCCAGCTGGGCGTCGGTGCAATCGGTCGACGAGGTCTTGCCCGTCAGCCGGAACAGCATGGCGCGATAGTCGTCGTCGGCGATCCGGAGGTCTTTGACCGCGATCTTCACCTTGGCGATGGCGGGGCGGACGCCGCCGCCGAACTTGCGAGCGGCGGCGGTCATAGGCCACACATCCCGAGGCAGTCGTTGGCGAAGCCGAAGCGTCGCTGATCAGGAGCGTCAGGCTTTCTGAAGTCGATGCTCTCAAGCGGCTTCAGGCTGCGGTGCAGCGCCATAGTCGTGGTCGTCAGCCCCTTCGAAGGGTTGCCATTACGGATGACCTGATCGATGCGGACGGCCCGAGCGAACTCGACCGGGGCGTTTTCCTTCAAGTCCAGCCATTCGGCGTTGTCCTTGTATGGGCAGAAGACGCAGGCCGACTTCCGGGGCACTCGGTATTGGCGCTCGCGCAACCAAGTTTCGCAGTCCCGCCTCGACATCCGCGCCTCGATCAGAGGATGGCGGTTATGGACGTAGGCATGCTGGGACCGGGCGACGCGGTCGATTTCATCGGTCGAAATCCCGATCCACGCCTCTACCAGCTGCGGGGTGGGTTCAGCCCGCTTGAGTTTCAGGTGGTGGCGGATGCTCCGCCCTTTCGGCAGCCCCAGAACGCGACGGGTCTCGGCCGTGATCGCGTCCAGTTTGTACTCGGAAGTGCACTGGCGGCGCGTCATGCCGACATCATCGGCGTCGTTCAGGAGGAAAGCGGGAATGCTGGCGTAGCGCTGGCCTGTGCGATTGAAGCCCGCCAACAGATCGGCTTCCAGGTTGCCGACCGTTACACGGTGGATTGGGAACGACAGGACGGTGTCGAGCCAGTCCAGATGGTCGTAGACGAACTGAGGCTCGGCTTGGGTGTCTGCGAAGATGGCGAGGTCGGGCTTCTCGCCCAGCTCGCCACGCTCGGCCATCAGCGCCAGCGTCGTCGATTGCACTCCTGCGCCCATGGAAAGAATGCGGAGCTGGGGAGATTTAAGGGGGCGTGACAGGCCGTCGTGGTGCAGCTTGATCATGCCGCCCTCGGGGTCTCGACGGCGTCGCCAGCGTCGAAGCACGGGCAACGGTCGCAGTCGCCCTCGCGCCAGAGGTGGCCCGCCATGGCGTTGCGGGCGAGCCAGTCCGGCGCGTCCATCATCTTGTCGGCCGAGGCGGGGTGATAGATCGCCCAGGCGCACAACATGCGAGGCGCGGGCGACGCGATCCGCTCGCCCGAGACGGTCCGGAACTCATGCGCATCCGGCGCGACCAGGTAGCGGCACTCAGACATGGGCGCCTCGCGGCAGGCGGTACGGGCGCGCGACCCGGCCCATGACCGTCATCACCTTGGGCTGGTCGGACTGCCCCGCCTTGCGGCAGTGGGGACCGCAATAGATGCGGCCCTGCACCGGAGCGTCATCACAGAACCGGAAATCGGCCGCGCGGGGATCGCCCATCGGCCAGCGGCAGCCCGCGCCAATCGGGAGCCCGGCGGGCCGCTGGACGACCGTCAGAGCGGGAACGGCGGGCGCGGGACGCGGCTCCACCGGCGGGCGCTGCGCTGCGACCAGTGGGGCCTTCTTTGGGCTGTTCCCGCGCGGACGTCCGCCGGTTTGGGGCGGGGTTGAAGGCTCGGCCCGGCCGGTGTTGGACAGACCCAGCCGGTGAGCCTTTCCGAGGACGGCCGAGCGGGTGACGCCGCCGCCGAGGGCGCGGGCGATCTCGGCCGCGCTCTCGCCATCCAGCCAGCGGCGTCGCAGCTCGCTGGATCGCTCAAGTGTCCATGGCAGGGCGAAGTTGTTCATCAGCGGACCTTCCAGGTGACAGGCCCCAGAGCCCGCTCGATCAGGTCGCCGTAGTCACGCTCCAGCTTGGTGCGCGCGTAGTGGGTCGCCGCCGTCAGGGTGGCGCCGGCCTCGCTGATCTCGATGGTCAGGGGTGCGAAGTAAGACGCCCACGGGCCTTCGCCGACGTGGGTGTAGAGCGCCGCCAACGGGTGCTCGGGGCTCGGCCCTGCCGGGGCCGAGGCCGGAACGTCCGGGTCGGTCATGAAGTCTTCGAAGTAGCCCTGGTTGAGCCACTTCCGGGCATGGGGAATGAAGATCGACTTGATCTTCTGCTCTTCGACGAAGCGGGCGTAGCGCCCGGCGGCGGCAATCAGCGCCTCCGGGCACACGCCCTCTTTCAGCAGCCGGGCGAAGACCACGCGCGCGGGCGCCTTCGGGTTCTCGGCCCGATAGGGATAGGCCTTCCAGAACCGGTCGAAGGCGTCCAGCGTGGTCTTCGGCAGGGCTTTCACGCGGCCAGACCCATGTCGGTCAGGTCCTGCCGAGGGGCGGATTTCATGGCCGCGTGGGCGGCGTCAATCACGTGCCACTCGTTGGCGGTGACGTTCTTCACCGTGCCCAGCTCGCGCGAACGGGCGTGGACCTCGCGGATCAGATGGATCTCGAAATCCGCCAGCACTTCACCGTGAGTGAAGGTCAGAGCATGGGCCTGCTCAAGGCGGACCCGCGCCGAGAGCGCGCCGAGGCCGGTCATGCCGCCACCGCCGCGATCTCGGGCTGGAACGGCTCGATGGCGAATTCCTCGCCTTCGCTGCCGATGGTCACACCCGGCAGGGTCCTCGCCAGCGCGGGCTCGGCCAGCATGACGTCCTTGTTCGGCTCCAGCTTGGTCCGGATGAACTGATGCAGGCCCAGACGGCGGGCCTCCTCCAGCATCTTCTCGACCCCCCGGATGCCGACCTTGGGCGGCAGGGTCCGCCAGTTGACCTCGCCGGTGGCGAACTTGGCGAACTTCACCTTGCCGTCGCGAGTGAGGGCGTTGCGGTTCGCCTCGCACCAGCCCTGGACGCGGGCGCGGATGTCCTCGATCTCCTCATTGATCGGCTGGACGGCTTCTTCCACGTCCGCCTTCAGCTTGGCGGCAGCGTCGCCGTAATCGGCCTGACGTCGTTGCAGCTCGCGTTGCAGATCACCCATGCGGGCGATCAGCTGTTCGGTCTCTTCCTTCGACTGCGCCGCCGGGGTGGCGAGCGCCTTGGTCTTGGCCTTGGCCATGGTCTTTCCTTCAGTTTTCGGGATGGTCGGTCCGTCCGCCGTCAATCACGGTCAGAGCGGGCCGGAGGGGACGGCCGTGGACGCCCGAGGGCAGCACGGCGAAGTTGGGCACGACGGGCAGGCTGGCGTCGCGGGCGCGGGTCAGATGGTCGCGGATGCGGTCCATCGTCGCCGCGACCTGGGCGCGGGTCAGGTCACGGGCGTCGGCGGCGAGGACGAGGGCGTCCAGCAGAGCCCGGACGGACCCGTTGCGATCCACACCCTGACCGACGACGCCGCTCCGGATGCGGCGTTCGATGCCCCGGAACTCGGCCGGGACCAGCGTCCCCGACTTGGCCCGGCGCGCCATCATCCCGACCTCGGCCAGAATGTCGTCGATCGGATGCAGGGACGGAGCGATCACGACGGCCCTCACGACGCGGACTCGGCGGTGCGCTGGCCCCACGCTTCACGGATCAGCATCTGGCTCATGGGACTGTCGGTCAGGGCCGCCGCCCGCTTTGCCAGCAGCAGGGTCTTCGTGAGGCCGCGCAGGGCGCCCGGCTTCGACGCGATCTCGACGCACAGCTTCATCTGACCGGGATCGGTGATGCCGTGGGCGGCGGCGAGGATCGCGGCGTCCCCGACCATCGGCGTCGACTGGCGGATGCGCATGCCGATCCGGCTATGGAACTGCGCGAACGCCTGACGGCGTGTCCCATCGAACAGGCTGAAGACGCTCTCGTCGCCGGAGAAGACCAGACCGCAGCCGGTCTCGTCATGGATGGAGCGGAACTCGTCGACCGCCTGCTGCGACAGGTGCTGGGCCTCGTCGATGATCAGCAGGCCGCCTTCGGTCGCCTTTGCCGCCACGCGGCGCGACAGGGCTTGCGGCGTCCCTTTGGCGTCGGCGTCGCCCATGACCGCCAGCACCGCGACCAGGGCGTTGGGGACGCCCCGCGTCGAGGGCTTCATGGCCGCATGCCAGACGCGCGGGCGGACCGACTTGTACTGCTTGATCGTCGCGGTCTTGCCGAGGCCCGGCCCTACGCCGACCACCACCAGATCGTTGAAGACCTGGGCATGCTCCAGTGCCGCGAAGATGCGGCGCGAGGTCGGGGTTTCCTGATACGACGGCGCGACCGGGATCGAGGCGGCCAGCTGGGCCTGTTCCTTCCGGGCGGAAAGGAAGCGGTAGACCTTGGCGGCGGGCTTGTCGTTATCGCCCGCGTAGGAGCCCGCCAGCCAAGGGCCGAAGGTCCCCTCCGGGACGTCGCATTCCTCGGCGAATTTCTTCTTCGTCCAGCCGTTGCGTTCGATGTAGGAGGTCGCTTCTGCACGCAGCTGGGTCAGCTCGGCGGCGTCGAAGGTGGTCTTGCCTAGGTTCGGTGTCATGGTACTCGTTCCTCTGATTGAAGGCGGCTATCAGGGCCGGTCGGGGTTGCCGCCCCGACCGGCCCTTCCTCATTCGACCAGCCGCAGATGCTCGGCCCGCTGGGCGGTCTGGGCGGCTGCGAGCCGGTCGATGAAGGGGATGTGATCCGGGTCGGCGACGGCCAGCGCCGCGCTCCCCAGACCGGAAATCATGCGCACGGCGCGGGGTGCGACCGGCGGGGTGTCGTCGTCCTCGGAAAGCTCCGGCAGCAGGGCGGCGATGTCGCTCGCCGACAGGCGGCGCTCGACTTCCAGCTGATCCTTCTGGGCCTTGAGGAAGGCGGCGCGCGCCCGGTTATGTTCGCGTCCGGCGGCCGCGTCGGCGAACCCGGTGGCGGCGTGCAGTTCGGCCGCGCCGAGGTAGGCGCCGGTCCGCGAGTAGACGTGCAGCGGCTCTTCGTGCAGCCGGTCCGGATCGAACCGGACCACAAGCTTCTCGCCCCGATGCTCGTTCAGGAACGGCGACCAATAGACGTTGTCGAACAGGCTGATCGAGCCGGAGCGGCGTTCAGCCGTCGCGGTCTCATTGGCCAGCATGCACATGCGCAGCTGGGCTTCCGTCGCCTTGCGGATCAGGGCGCCGGCGCGGCTCGCCTCATAGGCCTGATCGTAGGACAGGACGCCACGGCAGACCCGCGTCCGCCGCCCGACCTTGGCATTGTGCTGCTGGATGACCTTGGTCACCACGGCTTTGAAGACGTGCAGCGGCACGGCGCGCGTGGCGTAGTCTTCGGGCTTGGCCATCGGCGAGTTGCCGGTGTAGGCGCCCTGGAATGCCGGGTGTTTGGCGCCGTGGTCGCACAGGGTCTCAAAGGCCCGTTCGATCGGCTTGGACTGGCCCGAGTAAGGCCGGGTCCAGTGGACCTTGACGCCCAGGGCGGTCAGGACGCCCACCGGTTCCTCGGCCTTCACCTTGAACCGGAAGCGGTTGGGCGTCCCGCCAGTGATCCATTTCGAGGCGAAGCCGCGACCGTTGTCGAGCCACGCCAGCTCGGGAACGCCATGCTCGCGGAACAGGTCGCCGAAGGCCAGACGGACGGTGTCCGCGCCCTCGTTTTCGGCTAGGCGCCATGCGAGGATTTTCCCCGAATACAGGTCCTGAATGGCCAGCATGAGCGGGCGGATCGGCTTGGGCTTGCCGGGGAACTGGACGAAGACGTCCCACCGGTGACCGTCCGCATTGACGGCCTGCATGGCGTGGAACTCGCTGCGGTCCCGCACCATGGGCGGATACATTTTCGTCAGGGCGTCCACGCCCTCGCGGGCCAGAACCCGGATGGCCTCGGGAATGTCGCGCTGAAGGCGCCGCTGAAGGGTCTTCGCGCTGGGCAGGGTCCAGCCGTGCAGCGAGGCCGCGTCGACCAGCCGGTCCATGCAGCTTTCGAACGACGGGGCCGACAGGCGCAGATAGTCGCCCTTCAGGAACTCCCACGCCTCGGGATCGCAGTCGGCGGTCGCCGTGCGGCCCTGCGTCTGCGGCGCCAGGGCCGGAAGCCAGTCGCCCCGATCAAGACGGCGCACGGCCTTCTGCCAGTTATAGACGGTCTGGACGCTGAACTTGTGATCGTCGCCTTCACCGGCCCGGTGACGGACGGCATGGAGCGCGACGACATGGGCGGCGGCGCCGCCCGCCGAGTATCCGGCCGAGCGCAGCCCTTCGATCTCCTGAAGGACGCCCAGACGGAACCGGGCCGTCGCTTTCTTGCATTCGGGCAGGCCTTCGAACGCCGCCCAGATTTCGGACCGGGCCACCACGGGCTTGGCCTCGGTGTCCTGATTGAGGACTAGGCCGCGCGCCACCAGCGCCGCGACCGCCGACATGGGCAGGACGGTGTAGTGGTACTCCATTCCTCCGCCCTTGCCCTTGCGGACGCGGGCCAGCTTCACGCCGCTGGCGTCGGCGCGCAGCGCCCAACCCTGCTGTTCGGCGACCTCGTTGACCTTCCGCTTCGTCGCGGGCAGGCCGGGCAGTGTCTGAAGTGCCAGTTCCTGTGCGGACCACCACGCCTTCATGCCGAACGCCCCTCGAAAGGCTGGGCCTTGCGGGTCAGTTCTCGCTCTAGAGCGTCCAAGCGGCGGCGCTCGGCGCGGACGTGTCCGAGCTGGGCCAGCACGAACTCTTCGCCTTCCAGAACCCGGCAGCCGATCCGGGTCGACAGGGCGTCGAGCGCGTCGGACCGCTTGGTCGCGAGGATCAGGGCGAAGAACCGCGCCACGCTGATGTTGTGGGTCGTCTTCGCCGGGGCCGCGTAGGCATACAGCATGTCGCCCGACACGGGCTCGCCCAGCACCGCCGACAGGGCGGCGGCGATCTCGTTTTGCGACCGGGGATCGTCCTGAACGATGCGGGCGACCAGCCCGGCGACGTAGACGTCCAGCCCGGCCAGCAGGCCTTCGGTCGGCGTCACCCGGGCCGGGGCGTCGAACGACAGGGACATCTGGCGCGGGTCTTCGCGGTGGCGCTTGTGATGCCTACCCATGCTGGCGCTCCAGTGCGACCAGCGCGCGGCCCTCGGCCGTCAGGTGATTGTTGTCCGTCAGCATCCCGTCCCGGCGCAGGCCGGTGATCAGCGACTTACGCTCGGCGTAGGCGTCCGAGGCCTCGCCGGTTTTGGCGGCAATCCCGTCGTCCCATCCCGACCACGGGCTCTCGCCCGCCGCGACGGCGCGAAGGACGGCCAATCGGCCGTGCAGGGTCCAGGCGGCGGCGTTCACTTCGCCACCTCGACGGTGCAGCCCTTGGGCAGATCGGCATGGGCGAGGAAGTCGAGGAAGGCCTTGCGGTCCTTCGCGTTCATCCGCCCCCAGAGATCGATCGCCTTAGACAGGTGCTTCTCGACGGTCGGCTTGACCGCCCTGCCGTCGATCCGGTCGAAGGCCTCATTGACCGACCTCGCCGGGTTCTCGACGGCCAGCAGCTGGGCGACAGCAGCCTGCTGACGCGCCGCCGGGTGTTTGGCGAGGGCTTCCAGCGCAGCCTGATTGGACGCCCAAGGGGTGTGCTGGACCGCCTTAATGACGTCGGGAGAGAGGGCCTCAGCGAGGGCCACAGCCCGCGCGATGGTGCGGTAGGAGAGCCCGACCTTATCGGCGATGTCCTCGCCGAAGGAAGGAGTTGCCAAGTTGGCAACTCCACGGGTGTGCTGGTTGGACCCGTGCTTCGCATCGGGGTTCAGCGCCTCGTAGATGCGCTTGCGCTCGGCAAGGAACCGGGCGCGATCCAGCGCCGTCAACTCATGCCGGATCAGGTTTTCATCGATCTCGCGAAGGCGCAGCTCGGCGTCGTCAGCTTCGGTGATGACGGCTTTGATCGCGTTCAGTCGCGCGATCTGCGCGGCCCGGAAGCGGTGAGCGCCATAGACCAGCCGGAACCGGTCGCCTCGACGCACGACCTCGACCGGCGTCCGCTGGCCACGCTCGGCGAACGACGCCGCCATGACCTCGGCGTGGGCCTCGTTCACTTCGCGGAGCCGGTCGACGGCGTCGATCAGGTCCAGCGGGATCATGACGATCTGATCGGATACGACCGGATCGATGACGGCGGCGAGCGCCGCCTGGATGATGGATTGGTCCCCCGACCTCATGTCTAACGCGCTCCCGCTGTTAGACCGTGCGCGTCCCGCTTGGGTGCGCTACTATCCACTTTGGTGGACGACTCAATCCGTCCGTAGCGCCGTGGGAACAGGGTTTGGATCGGCTTCTTCAAAGCTTCCGCGATTGCGGCTTCTGCGCGAGCGACCGAACGCCCGCGCAGGACGTCCTTGACCGACCCTTTCGGGAGCCCTTGGGCCTTTTCGAAAGAGGTCAGGGAGCCATGCTGCTTCCTGATCACCGACTTGATGTCCTCTTTATGCACCCGATCACCCGCCAAGGTTCAATCCACAAGACGGGATGTGCATCCCGTTTAGTGGACGTTATTTCCCCTATTCGGATACGTCAAGATGACTGAGGACGACGAAGGCGATATCGCATCCGCATTTGTGGATAGATTGCGCGCTGCTGTGTCGGATACGCCGCAGGCCGTGGTCGCCAAGCGCGCAGGGATATCGACCAGCACCATGTCGAAGCTGTTCCAGGGATCGGAGCCCGGCCTCTTCAAGGCTGCGCGTCTGGCCAAGGTGCTGGGCGTCAATCTCGATTGGTTGGCGACAGGGATAGGCAAGCCGAATGCCAAGGGCGCCGGCTACGTCGAAGTGCCGATCCTCGACGTCCGATTGGCTGCTGGCGCTGCGTCACTATCGGACGCTGCACAGCAAATTGGGGTGATGCCCATCGACATGGAGCTGCTGCGGTCGCTGGGGCGTAGCTCGGCTGAAGGTCTGGTCGTTCTCGAAGCCGAGGGCGACTCGATGGAGCCGATCATTGCGGACGGTGCGCGCGTTCTGGCCGACACGACTGATACGCGTCTCAGGGAAGGCATCTTTGCCTTTCGGATCGGCGACGAACTGAGGGTCAAGCGCCTCCGCCGCCTGGGCGCCGACGCTGTGTCGATCATTTCCGAGAACCCACGGTATGAGCCTGAGACGCTTAGCGGCGAAGGGCTTGATCACTTCGCCATTCTGGGCCGGGTCCGTTGGGCCGCTTCGGCGCTGTAGGGAGATTAAAGATGCGCCGCCTTGCCCCCCTGTTCGCAGCGCTCCTTTGCGCCTGTGGAGCCCCGCCCGAAACGCCCGCAGGCTCGCCGACAGAGGGGGCAGGCCCAGCGCCCACGAGCGCTTCGCAGCTCACTGTTCCCGCCGACATGTTCCCGGCCGCCGATCAGGCAGAGCAAGCTAGGCTTTTGGGACTGATAGCTGACGGCAAACCCGCATTCGACGGCCTGCCCAACCCTGAACTGGTGTCCTGCGGCGTGGCCGCCGGAGACGAGATGACGTGCCGCTATGAGCAGCTGAAGTTCCTGAGAGATTGGGCAGGCGCCTATCGTGGCGACTATCAAGCCCAGCGGAACGTCGCCTATTGCCTGTCCCGTACCTGTACCGGCGTCCAGCGAAACACCGTTCAGGGCTGCGCCTGGCGCGCGGTGATCCTCAACGCGGCCCATGCGAAGGCGGTCGACGGCGACGTCTCCAATCTCGAAGTCGAATGCGGCGCCTTAAGCCAGCCCGCCCGCGTCGCGGCCGACGCCCAGGCGGCCCGGATCGCCAAGGTCATCGCGAGCTGATGTTCGTTCGCTTCACCCAGCTGCCGGAACATCAGCCCATCTACCTGAAGGAGAGCCGGGTTCTGGCCTTCGCCGCGACCGAAGACGGGACCCGCATCTTCCTCAACGGGGCCTTCAGCTGCCTGGTCGAGGAAGACGCCGACGCCGTCCTACGCGCCTTCAGCGCGCCGCAGCAGGACATTCCGGACTAG